CGCCAAAAGCATCGGCCGCATCAGACTTATACTGTCTTTCGCCATACTTATCATAGCCAGAGAGGGCCAATAACTCCACAATGCCGCGAGAAACATCAGTATCTGTTGTTGCCTGCATGACATCCACGCCACCAGCCATAAACTTAAGAGTTACCATATCCCAACTTGGCGAAGCAGGAAAGTAAACCGAAGTGCCGTCAACATTGTTTAGTTCAACAACACTAAAACTGAGTTTGGGCTTAGATGCTGTTTTGGCCTCGACCATCATCCTGGCGGGAGAGCCCATTTGAACGATAAACTTGTAGTTCTGCTTGGGCTCGTATGTCGATTGTATTAAGAAATCGCCAAGGGCCATGGTTCACCTACTGTGGCTTGAAAAGCTGACTATTGGTCGGGCTGTTAAACGTAGCCCAATCGTAACGAATAGTCAAGGTAATCTCAGTCAGACCCTCTTGTGAATAATCCAAATCCCCAAATGCCACATCCTTAATCCATGCATTGTTGAGCGTCCAAGTCTCCACAGGGACACCCTCAGAATCGATCTGGTCAACCTTAATCTCGCCCAAGGCGTCGACAGATGTGTTTTTAGATGGATTTCTCAATCCCCGATTCGGCACCAAGGAAGCAAAGCCGGCCGGGATGTTATATCCTGTATCAACAATTAATGATAGAAGCTCGCCGGCAGCATCTGGCGAAATAGGATCAACTAGCTTAAGTGTAACTGGATCCCAAGTTGTCTTGCCAGGGTAATAGAATTTGTGATTTAAGAAATCGTGTTCGGCCTCGCCAATAGTAAGCTTCGGCTTGGTCACCGACTTAGCATACCAAAGCAAGCCCCCACCCAGGTTGGTCATCGTGACTGTAAATCTAAATGCTCTTTTCGGGTCTTGGGATGTGCTGTTTGTCCAAAAATTATCGGCCATTAAGTGTTTCTCCTATCTCTAATTAGAGTTCATCTAAGTTTTGTGCTGTTCTTGTAATAACAAAATCAATCGCAATAAACTCGATTGCTCTTGCAGGCTTCACCAAGACCTTGGCATAAAGAATGTTTCTATCAATCAAATCAGGCGTAGTGGTTGATTCATCGAGGACAACTCGGAAATCCGTGATACCAAACCTTGACTGAACATTCCTTAACAGCTTCTCTGTCTGGGAACGGAAGCGATCCCAAGTAACCGTAATATTCGGATCGAACAGAATAGTGTTTGCAATTCTGGTGACCTCGTGCTTGAGATAAATCAACATTCTTCTAACATTAATTCTATCCAGAGCACTTGGGGTGACCTGAAGTGTCTTCTGTCCGAAGATTACAACGCCCTCCGACGGGAAAGAAGCAATCGGGTTAATATTCCGCTCATAGAGCTTATCCCTATCCTCGGAAGTCAACCTCTGCTCAACACCCACCACAG